GAATGATTCTTTCTCTCTATATAATTTTGGACAAGACAGTTCATTTGCAGGAAACAAGACAGCACAAGGCAACACAGATGGAAATGGCATAGGTGACTTCTTTTACACCCCACCATCAGGCTTTCTAGCATTATGCACAGCAAATCTTCTAGAACCTACGATTGGTGCAAATTCTGATACACAGGCTACTGACCATTTTGGAATATCTCTTTATTCAGGAGATAATAGTGTTTTAAGTATTAGTGATTTAGCCTTTCAACCTGATTGGGTGTGGATAAAAAGAAGAAATGCTGATGGTCATCAAAATATGGTGCAAGATAGTTCTCGTGGTCCAACTGCTTATTTTTATACTGATGCAACTTCTGTAGAAAGTACAGATACCGATAGGGATTGGTTCAGGTCATTTGACGATGATGGATTTACAGTTTCTCGTAGCACAACTGGTGGTCAAACTACTAGTGAATGGAACACTTCAGGTGGAACATATGTTGGGTGGAGTTGGAAAGCAAATGGTGGCACAACTGTAACAAATGAAGCTGGTTCAATAGATAGTACAGTACAAGCAAACACAACATCAGGATTTAGCATTGTTCTTTATACTGGTAATGGTTCGGCAGGTGCTACATACGGTCACGGATTAGGTGCAGTTCCAGCTATGATTATTACAAAAGGTAGAAATGTTACAGATAACTGGATGACAAGACATAAAGATTATAGTTCAAATACAACTTTTATTGAGTTAAACACAGTTAATGCAGAGGGTAATGCAACAGATGTTTGGAATAACACAGCACCAACTTCAAGTGTTATATCTGTGGGAACTGGTGGTACTGTTAATACTGATACAAAACTGTATATTTCATATTGTTTTATAGAAGTAGAAGGCTTCTCAAAATTTGGTAGCTATACTGGAAATTCTAGTGATGATGGGGCATTTGTATTTTTGGGATTTAAACCTGCTTGGGTTATGATAAAAAGTTCATCTGTTACTGGTGCTTTTACTTCTTGGACAATTTACGACAATAAAAGAAAAACTTTTAATGATGATGTTGGTGATAATTCAAATCCTCTTTATGCTAATAAAAATGTAAAAGAGGGTGAAAGAGGAAATGGAACTTCGGATATAAGTGGTAATGCTAATTCCCTTGATTTTTTAAGTAATGGTTTTAAGTGTAGAGATAATGCAGATGAAATAAATCAAAGTAACACCTACATTTACATGGCGTTTGCCGAAGCACCATTTAAGTACGCTAATGCAGAATAAAAGGAGAAGATAAGATGGCTTGGAAATATGGAGATAGAACTCTAAAAGTTGGCAAGGGTTGGGCTGATGACAATGGTTATAAGCACCCTTATAACTGGGCTAGTGCTTGGACAGATGCCGACAAAGCTAGTTGGGGTGTTACGTTTGAAGCTGATGCAGATACTAGCTATGACAATAGATTTTATTTTGCTAAAGATATTCCGAAAATATTAGGTGACACTCTTTGGGTTGATGATGATGGTGAAGCTGTCATTGATGAAACAACTGGTGAGCAAGGTGTTACAGCAGGGCTAAAGACTAATTGGATTGCTCAAACAAAAGCATCTGGTAACAGTAAACTTACATCAACTGATTGGTACGTTACAAGAAAGTCTGAAGCATCTACTGCAATACCATCTGCAATTACCACATACAGATCAGCTGTTAGAACTGCAACTGGTGCAATTGAAACTGCAATAAATGCTTGTGATGATTTAGATGATTTTAAAGCTTTATTTGTTGTGCCAATGGATAGTGATAATAATCCTACTGGCAAAGCACCAATCTACGATTTCCCAGACGAGGTATAAATGGTTAAAGCATCAGAAGTAAAAGCTAATTTAGATACACACGAAGCAGTTTGCTCGGAAAGATGGAAAGAGACTATCCTACGCATTAAAAGAATAGAACACATCATGATTGCCACGAGTGGTACTGCCATAGTTTTGCTCATAGGTTTACTTGTGAGGTAGCCCATGCTTGAAATGCTTTTAGTAGCTAATTCTGCTTTTAAAATAATCAAAGAAACACTAGAAAATGGTAAGGAAATAAGTTCAGCAGGATCAGCAATCGCTAATTTCGTAGGGGCTGAAGAAAAACTACAACAAGATTTACACAAAAAAAAGAATAGTATCTGGTCTAACTTCTTAGGCAAGACAGACAATGACCTTGAAGAGTTTATGGCTCTTGAATCCATACGAATTAAGCAAGAAAAATTACGTGAGTACATGCAAATCTACGGAAGAGCTAATCTCTATACAGATTATGTGCAATTCTGTGCTGATTGCCGGGTGTCTAGGAAAGAAGCACGAGTAAAAGCACAGAAACGTAGGCAGTATATACAAGATATGTTTCTTAAAATTGTATTAGGCATTTTAATTACGGCATTGTTGGCCGGTGTTGGAACTGTGCTTGTGATATTAGCTAAGAAGAAAGGGATAATATGAGTGCCTTTCTTTTAATTTGCACCCTTAACGGCATCATTAACAATGGTGACGGAGGAATTTATTTTCGTAATGCAAACGAATGTATGAACTTTAAAAACATTCTTAGCGGTCAATCGTACATGAAGAATGACGAAATACAAATTTATGATTGTATGTGTAAATTAGTTCCTAACATAAACCCAGAGAAAGTGAGGATATATTAATGTTAACGGCTTTAATCCCTGTTGTATCAGGATTGCTTGATAAGTTTATCCCGGATGCAGATACCAAACAAAAGCTTAGCCATGAGATTTCAGTCATGGCCGATAAACATGCCCAGGAAATTGCATTAGCACAGATCAAAGTGAATGAAGCTGACGCTAAAGGTAATTGGTTCCAATCGTCGTGGCGACCGGCGATTGCGTGGGTGTGCGTACTAGGATTTCTAATCAACTACCTCGTATCGCCTCTATGTGCAGGCTTTGGCATTACAATTCCGCAAGCTGATACCGGAACAATGTTACCTGTGCTTATGGGTATGCTTGGTCTTGGTGGTATGCGTACACTGGAACGTCTTAAAGGAAAGGATAGAAAGTAATGGTGATGCTATCTAAAAACTTTTCGTTAGATGAGATGTGTAAGAGTCAGACGGCTGAGAGGTTAGCCATACCTAACACTCCAACGGCAGACGCTATATATAATATGGGGTATCTTGCTGAGCATGTACTGCAACCATTACGTAATGAGTATGGTGCGTTCATGGTAAGCAGTGGTTATCGCTGTGTTGATTTATGTCTTGCTATTGGTAGTAAGGCTACGTCACAACATGCACTTGGACAAGCTGCCGACTTTGAAATCTGTGGCATATCTAATTTAGATTTAGCTGAGTGGATATCCGACAACCTTGAGTACGATCAGTTGATACTTGAGTGCTATAAGGGTGGCAACACAGGATGGGTGCATTGCTCTTACGTACCAAATGGCAGGAAGGAGAACCTTACCTATGACCGAACCCAAGGTTATCGTAAAGGATTACTGGAGAAGTAACCCTAGTATTCTTTTTGCCATTCTGTAATTTGATTTATTAATGTTCTGGCACATTCGTGTTTACCATCAAATATTCCTAGTTGTCTATTTTCACTGTACGATAAATGTCCATCATCATCTATGTTATGTGAAAAAGAATTTGTAATTTCTTTTTCTAACCATAATTTTATTTTTGTTATTAATTGATTATCTTCAACCATGTTACTTCCTTTTTTTTATTCTAATTAATTCTTTAATGTACCATTTAGCTTTGTATAAATCTTCTAGTCCATTCTTATCTTCATAACGCATGATGTACTTGATGATGTTGCCTTGGCAATAATCAAGTTTGTTAGCTGTTATAAAATGTATAGGTTCTATATTATATTTAGCGTAATGATCAGGTGATATTTTATTGTCACTCATCTTTGTTACATCTTGCTAAAAGAGAATGCAATGTAGCTATTTTACCTAAACGTATGTAATGCAATTGCTCTTGGTTTTTGTCGTTAACTATATCGCCAATAGGCAGTCTTTTTAATCTACCCAATTCGTTTGTCATATAAATTTTTATTGTATCTAATGTATCTTCTGTTTCTATTAGCATTGCGTTCTCCATTGTGTTGTGGTTATGGACAACTCTCGTAGCCGAGAGTCATCCTAACATAGGGCTTACCATTTAGGTTGCCTATATATAGCTTCATCTATCTCAACGTTTGGTCTGTTGTTCCCAAGGTTTAAGAAACTCCAGTCTTCTTTTGCAAAGATTTTATCCATGCCTGATAGAGCGTGTCTTTTTTGTAGTTCCATTGTGATTTGATTTACCTCACCTTTAGTGCCTACTAGTTCTCCTCTACAGTCATGACACATCTTTGCGAATGGTCGTTTGTGTTTGACAGGTGGCATCTCTGCTTCACAATGAGAGCATTGTGTGTGATGCTGTGCTAATGTTGGTCTTGCCATTTGTATTCTCCTTTATGTGTAGTAAAATGTGACTCTTTATTTAGTATGATGCATTAAAGAACTGTATAAAAAGATAAACTTATTAATAACAGTGCAGTAATGCACATAGCTAGGCGAAAAAAAAGCCTAGACTTTTTCCTTGATTTACAAGGGGTTACAATACTATATTGTATGTATGGGGATAGGTTTCCAAGGCTCATAATTTTTTAACTCCTACGTTTACACCGAGAATGTCGGCGGTTCGAGACCGTCACCGCCCACCATTTACAGAGCATAGCTTAAAATAATGTCACTGATAATGACACCTTTTATTTTAAATTGTTAATC